CTTCTTAGCAAACTTAGGGTCATGCGCTGCGGCGGCCATGAAACGGCGCTGCTTATCGGATGTCGAGGGCATATTACACCATATTTGGGTGAATCCGCTAGGATTATAGGCTGATCTGTGCTTGGCGTCAACATGTGGTGTGCGTTGAGGGTGGCGCAAGGCTTCGTTTTGGATTTTCCGGCAAATTTTGGGAGTGGCGCGCAAGATTAGTTTTATGCGGCCCATTTGTGGGGAGGGCCTATATCGATACCGACCCCACCCCGTCGAGAAACGTTTTGAGAATCAAACTCAAGTTACCGCTGCCTACACCCAGGCGGGAATGAGTCGCACTCGCACCATGGCGGGGCTTGGGGTGTGGGCGCGGGCAGGCCGGGCATAGGGTGCGATGCTCTATGCTATGCCAAGGCCGGGGCCGGAGGCCCAGGCCGGAGCAATCCCCGAACATTACAGAACGTACACATTCCGGACAAATCGGACAGCCTCCCCAGTATACTGGGGGGAGGCTTGGCTGGCCGGGTTTGACCACCGGACAAAGCCGGACAAAGCTGGCGATACCTAGCGTTTTCCGTGCTGCAAGTGCGAACAGGCAAAATGGCTTGCCGGACAAGGATTACCTACAGCCCGGCCCGTGGATGGGCGCGGCCCCGAAACTGACGGTTTATCAATCCCGCCCTGCGTCACCGCGCCGCATGATATTCCGCCATATTTGCCAACACGCTATGTTGCATTACGCTCAACTCCATATAGGATGATGCGTATTGAAACGCCAAACAAAGGAAGTTGCCATGACGCGCTACACAGCCCCAACACTGGAAAGACATTGCGGTTCTTGGTTCATCCTAGACTTGATTACTGGCAAACCAATTTTTGAAACCTTTAACCGCAAGACGGCGGATTATTGGTCAAATCAAAAGCACGTTGAAGTTATTACAGCCGCAAAAGCATTGTCCCGCATCAACCGCAAAGCTTCCTAAGCCTTCCAGCCTATGCCCCCCCCCTAGCTGGGGGGGCATATACGGGTAGACTGACAGCCCGAAACCGCCAAGCCAAAGGAAACACAATGTTCCAAGAACTCGCATCATCCGCCCATGCCGCCGGAATGGCCGCTGGCAATGCCATTAACCCTGTCCCGATGCATGTTATCGCTTCGGACTCGAAAATCCATATTGTCCCGGACGGCCCTTGCGGATTTTCATGGGTTAAAATCAAAGGCAATACTGCTTTCGGCAAGTGGGCTAAAAAGGCCGGTATTGCCCGCGCTAGTTATCCCAATGGCCTACAGATATCCTGCCGCGAATTTAACCAGTCAATGACGCGCAAAGAGGAATATGCTTTCGCCTATGCCTATGTTCTTCGCGGTGCTGGTATCGATTGCCATGTTGAAAGCCGGATGGACTAGCCTTCCAGCCTAAGCCCAGCCCTAACCCGGCTGGGCTTATACGGTAAGACTGACTGCCAGAAACCGCCAAAGGAACCCCATGACCCAGCGCGAAATCAAAGCCCTAGAAACCATCATCGGCAAGATCGAAGCCTTGCAGCACAAGACCACGAATGGCCGCGCTCGCGGCAGTCTTGGGAAAGCCAAGGACGAACTGCTCTGCCTTCTCAGAAATCCACAATAGGAGGAAACAATACCAAGCCACAAAGAGGAAACTAACATGTTCAATACAAAGAACAAGCCAACCTGCGCCGCCGAAGCGAAAGACGACGGCATCACGTCTTGCGATTGCGGCGCTACAAATCGCGCCAAGGAAAAAGCCTTGCTGGCGGATGCTTGCCATGCCTTGCGTGAACTAATGTGCCGCGGGGCGGATGATGCAGGAAGCCCGGAAGTTGCTCTAGCTAAGGCGATACTCTTAAAGGCCGATGCTATTCTGTACAAATAACCCCTTGCCTCCCGCGCAGCCTTGCGCCATACTCAACCCCTAAGCCAAGCCAAGCCAAACAGAGGAAAACGCAATGTCATACAACGGTTGGACTAACTACGAAACCTGGCGCGTTAATCTAGAAATGTTCGACGGCTACGACGCCAGCGACTGCCCCGGCATTGACGCACATACACTCGGCCTAGAGTTTAAGGCAATCGTGGAAGCGACCATTGAGGGAAGCGCGCCTCCAGGCTTTGCCCGCGACTATGCGCTGGCGTTCTTGTCTGATGTTAACTGGCACGAAATCGCCTCACATTACACCGAAATTTAGGAGAACCCGCCATGACGCCAGACACACACTACACCATCACGCTCGAACACTCGCCCGGCACCGCCACGCCATTTTGGACGGCGCGCTACAAGGGCGAATTTCTAGGCTCTGCCGAGGATCGCGGCGCAGCCGTCCATTACATGCTGGCGCATCGCGGCGGCATGGTCGCGGCAATGCTGGCGATCAACACAGCCATAGGTGTCAAATGAAGCCCGATAACCGCCCTGTTTATGAGCCGCCGCCGCGCCGCGAATATGGCCGGGGCTTTGATATGTTTCTAGGCGTCCTGACTCTCGCGTGGATTATCGCCGTATGTTGGGCGCTGGCTTATGCCCTGCACTGGATCGGAGGCATGTTGTGAGAGAATGGTATGCAGGAAAAACGCTCGAAGACCGGGCAATAGAGCAGGCGGAAGACCATCGCTTAGCTGGTTTGCGCGTTGACTTAATCATGGCGCTAGAAGCTCTGCACGATGCTTTAGAAAACTACCGCAACGGTATGCCGATCGCGGAAAGTTCCAAATCAGTGATTGGGGAACTTAGCGAAGCAATAACGCAATTGGGGAACATGCTATGACGCCAGCCCCCAAGCCTTGCCCATTCTGCGGCCATGAAGCCGTGCTAACGCGCAGCCGCCAAGGCAGTTATCACACTTACCACTGCGATAATGACGATTGCATGGTGCGGCCACAAGCCCTCGCGGAAACGTTAGAACAGGCCCGCGCGATATGGGACGAACGACATGAAGGCTAAAATCCGCAAGGCAAAACCATTGCCAAAAATGAAACCATGCCCGTTTTGCGCCGGGAAGCCCGCAATGTACTGGCTCAATACAATACAGGCTTATTCTGTAAAATGTTACAAAGTCAGGTGCAAAGTTAATCCATCCTGCGTTGGCGAAACAACTTTCAAAACAATCAAAGCATGGAACAACCGTCCATGACCGACAAAATGATATCCACGCCCTACTCGGTCCCTTGCCGCTGCGGCCACACATTGCCACGCGGGGCCAAAGCCCGGCTTGGTAAAGACCGCCTCTGGTACGACTGCCACATATGCCGCGATCGCCCGCCAGTTCAGCCCATGCGAAAGGCCAGCCCGCACTGCAAATCGGGCTGGCACGATGGCTGTACTTGCTCAATTTGCTTTTGAAAGGAACCGCCATGAAAGAACCATTTATCGGAAGGCATAACGGAATTGTAATAAACCTTCCCTACTCGCAAGCTCCAACAAGCGCTTTGCAATCTAGAGCCGCTGGGATAGGTGGAATGGGCCTAAGTTTCGAGGGTGATGCAAAGTTTTACAGCCAAGACTTTCGCAAAATGTATGCAGCTATTTTGCTGCGCGAACGCGGCTTGTAAAGGAAACGCCATGACACTAGAAACATCATCCCGCGAAGCCCTATCTGAACTCGCGGAAAACCGCACCGCCGAAGAATATATTACGCTGATATGGGCGGCCCGTTATCCCAGCCCCAGCCCGCCAGCATCGACAGGCTGGCCTTACCAATCCAGCGCCGGGCTAACGCAGCCAAGCAAGCTGAGGAAAATCAAATGAATATTACGCTGACAAATTACGAAATGAAGCTGGCCGGGTTTGTCGCGGTGCAGCGGGTAGCGGACAACCTCAAAGACAAGCTGCAACCACGATGGGGTCAGACCGCAAACCTGTGGCAAGCCATGATTGAGGGGACCATCGCGGAATATGTGGTGGCGAAGGCTCTAGACATATGCTGGGACGGCGGCGTTGGTACGTTTAAATCGCCAGACGCCGGGCCGTTACAGGTCCGGCATACAGAGCGATTGAATGGTAAAATGCTTCTTCACCCCAGCGACAAAGACCACGAAATTTGCGTCTTAGTTGTGGGAAATTATGGCAATTATACCTTGCAAGGCTGGGCCGTTATAGGCGAAGTCAAGTTGCAGGAATATTGGTTGGACCCCACGGGGGGGCGTCCATGTTATTTTGTACCGCGCGAAGCCCTTCGCCCAATGGAAGATTTGAGGAGCATAATAAATGAAAGCCGTTGATTTCTTAGGCCATTGCCAAGGCGTTGTGCGGGACCGGGGCGCGTCATATGGGGACGCCCGCGCCAACATGGCGGACACAGCTAAACGCTGGTCTGGCGTTATCGGAGCGCCGGTCAGCCCCAGCATGGTGGCGCTTTGCATGATTGAGATAAAGCTGTCGCGCTTGCGCGAGGGCATGAG